CGGGGAAGCCGGGGTTGAAAGCCCCCCAGCCGGAAGGCGGCGCAAGGAAAAAATCTTTCTGTTCGAGAATGGAAGGGATGAAAAAGAAGCTCACCTCGGCCAAAACCGCGAACGACCCGAACAGCCGGATTAACAAATCTTTGAGAGCTTGGAAATGCTGAGTCCAGAAATTGAAACAGCGCGTGAGCTTGCGACCCACGCTAATGACATTAAACACCTGCAAGACGACATGGATGCCATGCGTGAAGACGTTGCGGCTATTCGTAAATCGTTGGAAGAAATCAGCAGAAAGCTGGCTTCTGCCGAAGGTGGTTGGAAGATACTTATTGGGGTGGGCAGTTTTGCTGGCGGTATCGTTGGCACAGTCCTTGGATTTTTTGGCAGCAAAGCAAGCTGATGCCAACCGTATCTAAAAAGCAGGAAAAATTCATGCAAGCTGTGGCTCACAACCCCAAGTTTGCTAAGGCAGCAGGCGTTCCACAGTCCGTGGGTAAAGAGTTCACTAAATCAGGAGGCGGTATGGCAACGAAGATGAATGCAGGTTTTATGGCAATGATGAAGAAAAAATCAACCGACAAACCAGCTAAGAAAATGGCTGCTGGCGGCATGACCAAGATGGGCGCTGTTAAAACTGCTGCCCCAAGCCGTGATGGCGTTGCTGTCAAAGGCAAAACCAAGGGTAAGCAAATCGTCATGGCCGGTGGCAAGGGCATGAAAAAAGGCGGTTACTGCTAATAGGAGACTGATATGCCAAAGCCAATGCCAAAGTTAATGACTCCCGATCCAGATTATTTGGATGCGGATCAAAGCACCATGACAAAATTGAAGAGGGCTTCCGATTTGGTTGGTCCTTTGGCTCTTGCTGCGGGTCTGGAGTACAAGCGCCGCGAAGTAAAAGAAAAACGTGAAGCAGACGAGAGCAAAGAAGCCGCGCTTCAAAACCAGAAGAAGTACGGCATGAAAAAAGGCGGCACTGCTTCTTCCCGTGCAGACGGTATCGCCCAGCGTGGTAAAACTCGTGGGAAGATGTGCTGATGATGCCCTCGCGTGGTATGGGTGCAATTAACCCTTCCAAAATGCCCGGCGGGAAGAAGAAAGCCCGTCGGGACGACACCGACTTTACGCAGTACAAAGAAGGTGGGAAGGTCAACGCTGCTGGTAACTACACCAAGCCCGGTCTACGTAAGAAGATCGTAAGCCAAGTGAAAGCCGCAGCAACTCTTGGCACAGGTGCAGGTCAGTGGTCAGCCCGTAAAGCGCAGTTGGTGGCGAAGAAGTACAAAGCAGCAGGTGGAGGCTATCGTGACTGAACACGGAAAAACTTGTCTTGTGTATGACAATGGCCATTGTGATTGTGGCGTTGAAGAGTACATGACGGACGAGCAAATCGACGCTGAGTTGCTGGAAAAAGAGGACGCAAAAGATTGAAAGCGCCGCAAAAGTCGCTGAAAGACTGGGGAGACCAGAAATGGCGAACCAAAAGCGGAAAGCCGTCGTCAAAGACCGGGGAGCGTTACCTCCCAGAAAAGGCAATCAAGGCACTAAGCCCAGCCGAGTATGCCGCCACGACGAAGGCAAAGCGGGCAGGGAAGAAAGCAGGAAAGCAGTTTGTAGCGCAGCCTAAAGGCATTGCAAAGAAAACAGCAGGGTTTAGATAATGACCACATCCGGTACAGCCAGCTTTAACCTTGACCTCAACGAAATGGTTGAGGAGGCGTTTGAACGCGCCGGGAGTCAGTTGCGTACTGGTTATGATCTGCGCACAGCCCGGAGGTCGTTGAACCTCCTTTTTGCCGATTGGGCAAACCGTGGCGTGAACATGTGGACGTTCGAGCAGAACACGATTACTTTGACACAGGGGCAACCAACGTATGCACTTCCTGACGATACTGTTGATCTACTGGACCATGTTATTCGGACTAACGCCAACCAAACAAACAACCAAGCAGACTTAACGATCACCCGCATTTCGGTATCAACTTATGCCACCATCCCCAACAAACTGATTCAAGGCCGTCCGATTCAGGTTTGGGTGCAGCGGTTGTCGGGTAGTGAAGCTTTGCTCGTAGGTACGTTGCAAGCGGGTATCTCGGCAACAGCCACAACCATTCCTGTGACTTCGCTGGCGGGCGTTCCAACGGCGGGGTTTATTCGTATCGGCACAGAGTTGATCGGGTTTAATCAGACCCAGCCTGCGGAAAACGGCAACCCAGCGTACTTGCTTAACTGCACACGCGGGCAGGACAACACAACGGCAGCAGCGCACTCGGTAAGCGCGGCCATATACGCCGTACAAAAGCAGAGCATTACCGTCTGGCCAACCCCAGACAGCGCCTATACCTACCAGTTCGTTTACTGGCGTATGCGCCGTATTCAGGATGCAGGTACGGGCGGCACCAAAACCATGGATGTGCCGTTTCGATTTGTCCCCTGCTTGGCAGCAGGTCTGGCGTACTACATTGCGCTGAAAGTGCCGGAAGGTTTGCCGCGATTAGACATTCTTAAAGCCCAGTACGATGAGGCGTGGAACAACGCAGCCAACGAAGATCAGGACCGTGCGGCGGTGCGTTTTGTGCCTAGACAGTACTTTATTGGTGGCGGTTAATTGTGGGTAACAGGTTTGCTTCCGGTAAATTCGCAATTGCGGAGTGCGACCGGTGCGGGCAGCGGTATAAGCTCAAGGAATTAAAGAAGCAAGTTTTAAAGACCAAGACGTATAATTTGCTGGTCTGCCCAACTTGCTGGGACCCGGATCAACCGCAGTTGCAGTTGGGTATGTATCCGGTGGATGACCCGCAAGGTCTGCGGGATCCTCGGCCTGACTTGAGTTATTACCAAGCGGGGTACACTGGCTTACAGCTAACGAATACGCCTAGCTCGTCAGAAGAATCAAATGGCGATCCGTCAGGCGGTAGCCGGGTGTTTCAGTGGGGTTGGAGGCCAGTGGGCGGCTCCAGTGCTAATGATGCGGGGCTGACACCAAACTACTTGGTATCTGCCGGAGTTGTGGGTACAGTAACGATTACTTAGGAGTAAGACATGAAACACTCAGATATTAAGAAAGACAAGCCGATCATGGAAAAGATTGCCAAGAAGGCAGTCAAAGGCCACGAGAAGCGTATGCACAAAATGGCCAAGGGTGGCGTGACTTCAGAACAGATGAAGAGCATGGGGCGCAATCTGGCACGTGTAGCTAATCAGAAATCGGGTTAATCATGGCTAAATTTTCACAAAAGCAGGGCGGCAAAGAAGTCGGCCAAGCTGCTGTTTACGCGGAGCCACACACTATGGACGGTAAAGCAATCAAAGCAATGCCTTCAAAAGGCGAGTCTGGTGCCAAGAACATGGATGGCATGAACATCTCTGTTGCGGGTATTAGCAAAGGCAACTACAAGCCAACCAAAACTGACGGCATCACCATGCGCGGTGCGGGTGCTGCAACCAAAGGCATTAAGTGCCGTGGACCGATGGCCTAAAGATGACGTACACCGAACTGTTCACTGCTGTTAAAGACTACCTGCAAAACGACTTCCCCACAAATACGTGGACGAACGTAGCAGGTACAGGCACGATTACGTCTGACGGCACTGACCAGATCAACTTGTTCATCTCGCAAGCGGAAGAGCGCATCTACAACAGCGTTCAGATTCCCGCACTACGCAAGAACGTCACAGGTTTAACAACCAACGGTAACAAGTATCTCTCCTGCCCATCCGACTTTCTGTCCGTTTTCTCAATGGCGGTTATTGACGGCACGGGCGCGTACGAGTACCTGTTGAACAAAGATGTAAACTTTATCCGCGCAGCGTATCCCAATCCAACTGAGTCAGGCATTCCTCGGTACTACGCTTTGTTCGGCCCAACAGTTACAACTGGCGTTATTACGGACGAGTTGAGTTTTATCCTCGGACCCACGCCCGACGCTGTATATACGATAGAGTTGCACTACAACTACTACCCTGAGTCAATCACGGTGGCGGCTGATGGGCGTACGTGGCTGGGCGACAACTACTCCCCTGTTTTGCTGTATGGCGCGATGTTGGAAGCCTACATCTTCTTGAAGGGCGAAGTTGACGTGATGGCGACGTACAAGGCTAAGTACGACGAAGCCATGGCACAACTCAACCGTCTGGGCAGTGGTCTGGAGCGTGGCGATGCGTACAGAGACGGCCAATATAGAATTGCTAAGGTCGGACCATGAGTATCCAACAAGGACTGACCAACAGCTTCAAACAAGAGATGCTCCAAGCCGGGCAGAACTTGGCGACCGACACATTGAAGATGGCGCTCTATACAGCGTTTTCTGACATCGGCCCCCTGACTACGGTGTACACCACGACGAACGAAGTTACCGGTACAGGCTATACGGCTGGCGGTGTTGTGATGACGGGAGTTACGATAAGTACGGAATCAACGGGCGTAAATTCCGGAACGGTGTACGTAGATTTTGCCAACGTGTCGTGGCCGGGGGCTAACTTTACCGCCCGTGGCGCATTGATCTACAACGTAACCCGCAGCAATAAGTCAGTAGCCGTTTTGGACTGTGGGTCTGACAAGATTTTTAGCAGTGTAAGCAACACCGTTGTGATGCCAGAGAATACGGCAACGACGGCACTAATTCGTTTTCCTTGAGGTGCTTTGATGCTAAATCAACATGCAAAGTTTGGCGGTGTGTTCACGGTGGAGTGCCGTGACGCTGATGGCAACTTGAAGTGGGAAGAAGAGTTCCCTAACCTCGTTGTAAATACAGGATTGCAGAACATCAATACGCAGTTCTTTAAGGGCGTAACTTACACCGCAACTTGGTACATGGGCTTGGTTAACGGCCCCGGCGCGGGCAACACCTACCTTGCTGCAAACACGATGGCTTCCCACGCGGGTTGGACGGAGAACGTCTCTTACTCGCAATCGGCACGTCCTACAATGGCTTTTGGTACAGCGTCAACCGCAGACCCCTCGGTGATTGCAACATCCACGCCGGTCGTGTTTACGATGAATGCAAGTGCGACTATTGCCGGTGCGTTTGTGACTACAGACAATACCAAGTCTGGCACAACCGGTACGTTGTTCTCGGTGGGCAACTTTACTGTTGGCGACCGTGGTGTGGTGAGTGGTGACACGTTGAATGTAACTTACACGTTCTCGGCTGATGCTGCGTAATGTTTGGGTTTCTTCCGTTTGCGACAGCACCGTTTGCTGATATAGGCAGTGGTGTTATTTATGACTTGGCAGTTGCTGAAACGGTAACAGTTAGCGACGCAGTTAATTCGCAGGTGGATTTTGTTGGTACGGTGGCAGACTCAGTAACTGTAACGGACGCCGTTAATACCCAGACAGACTTTGTAGGTTCAATTGCAGAAGCTGTAACGGTACTGGACGCTGTGGCTGGCGTTGTTGATTTTGTAGTCGATGTGTCTGAAGCTGTTGCGTATCTGGACTCATTGGCAGCACAGACCGATTTTGCTGTTGCACTGTCAGACTCGGTTGGTTTCAGTGATGCTTACGGCGGTTCGCTTTCGTTGTTTGTGACGATTTCTGAATCGCTGGTACTGTCGGATACGTTAAACGCTAGGCTGTTGTGGGAGTTGATTGACGACAGTGAGACTGCTGATTGGCAAAACATAAATTCGGCACAGACACCGACATGGACGTTGATAGGCAGTAACCAGACGCCGGGATGGCAAGACATAAATTCGGCACAGACACCGAATTGGTCAGACATAAACTCTAACCAGACGCCGGGTTGGGATGATATAGATACCGTGTAAGAGGGCAGAATGGCTTTAGTATTGGCAGATCGCGTACGGGAAACATCCACCACTACGGGCACAGGCACTATTACGCTTGCAGGGGCGGTGTACGGCTATCAGTCTTTCTCTGCAATCGGTAACGGTAACGCCACGTATTACACCATTTATGACCAGACTTCCGGCGCATGGGAAGTGGGCATCGGCACCTACACGGCTTCTGGCACAACGCTCTCCCGCACCACAGTT